CATATTATAAAATTATTAAATTTTTTTAGTTTATTTTGATATAACCGCCTAGATTAAATCTTTGATAGTCTGCGGCAGTTTCAGTTTTTTCTACAGATGTTATTACCATAGTGTTACCCACGTCGGTGTAACCACTAGCTAAAGTAATTTCTCCCCCTATAACTGGCGCTGTACCAGTATTTTGAACTGTAGCTGTTACTTCTGTCCTGCCTGGAGCTATAACTGTGCCCGTTGGCTCGCCATCGCCGTCGCTTAAATCTACTCTGTTAGAGGTTTTGCTCACAGAAAAGCTTTCGACGATCAAAGCGCCAAAGCCTGTTTCGGTTATTCCAAATTCTTGACTTCCGTCTTGTGTTATTGCCATAATATATAAAGTTTAAAAGTTTAGTTTCTAGTAATTAATTTAATGTCAACTTTGTTAAAGTTACTAATCCCACTCGTCAGGCTTAGTGCAGAATTTTATTTCATATGATAAAGTAGATATAGCCAAGTCCCCATCTACTTCGTAGTCTGTCCCAGTAGGTCGCATATATTTTACTTCATAATATTCTAGATTGGTGTCTGTAAAGTTTGTAGAACTAAGAAGCATAGCCTCTCTGACTTCTCTTCTTATTCTTCTGTGAAACTCGGAAGATGTAAGACCTGAAGTGGCTATAGTTCTATCGTCGCTTGCATCTGTTACTATTCTTAGTAAAAAGTTTAGAGAATACTGCGAATAATTCAGTCTAGATTGACTGTCAAAAGTAGGAGGATCGTCAGCTCCTTGTAGCTCTGCATTTATTTCTACTCTAGGTATAGTAAAAACGCTTTGGTCTAATGATGAAACATATTGCAAAGAAGTAAAAGAACTCAAATGCGTAGCTAAAAAACTCTTAGCGGCAGTTTCAAAATTTGTCTCGAAGTCTAGTATTTCCATAATTATCTTTGATACTCAGAAGCGCAATCTAGACGACGAGTAACTCCTACAGCGTCGTCGTGAATCGACATGACTTTGAAGCTAGTTGTCCCGTCTGTGAGAATTGAGCCTTTAGACGGAAGCGATGTATATTCAGATCTAGCTATATAAAATTTAGTGTCTATGTTTTCTTCTCGCCCGTCCTCAAATATCTCAAAACTACTCTCAGCGTCTTGCTTATTAGCAGAGTAAGTTTCCCCGTTGCTGGGTTCGGTTGTCAAAGACACGCTTATTTGCGAGATAGCAAATTTTAGATTATCATTAATAAGATTTGTTAGGCTCATCTATTAAGAGCCTTCTTGTAAACACAAAAAAGCTCTCTTGATTATATCAAGAGAGCTTTTTCTAAAATAATCTATTTAAAGATTAAGCGCCTGTGATCTTTTCGCAAGCGTTAGTGTTAATGATAACTTCATCAACGCTGTTGTAGACACGAAGGACATCGCTCTTGATTGGCTCATCGCGATATGTCTCTGCTGTGAATGCTCCTCCGTCTGCGGAGTAAGCGATTGTGCGTCCGAAGCCTCCGTTTGAGAAGTCTCCACCTGCGACTTGACCGACGAAATATTCGTCGTCTTCCCAGATTTTTGAGCGACTTGCGGCCGCGCCCTTTGCCGCGCTGTTGTAGCGAGTAGGCAAAATGATGATGTTAGATACTCCGAAAGCGTCGCGAAGAACTTGACGATTTGTGTATTGACCATTGCCGTTGAAGATTCCACGAACGTCAGGAGTGTTGAGCATCTCGTTGAAAAGAGAAAGCTCCATCATTAGGGATAGATTGTCATAGAAACCATTTGCGTTAAGACGCTCGACGGCATTTTGAATGTCGATGATTGGCTTTGCGTCTGCATCGCTCATCTCTTTGGCGCCAGTTACAGGTGTGCCATTGAAGCCTGCGCTAGTCATGAGAGCGGCGACACGAAGTTCGTGACCTACCATGATGTCACGTTGTAGCTTTTGAGCGATCGAACCTGCGGCATCGCTGATCCCGTTATCACTAGCAAGAGAAGCATCTTCGTCTGGAAGAACGCCTTCTAGTGCGTATTGCTGACAAGCGTATGACTGTTTGCTGTAGTCGAAGTCACGACGAGCGAAAGCAGAACCAGATGAACGAACTTGAGAAGCGTTCAAGTCGAACTGATCGTCATCGAATACTGGATAGTCACCGTTTTTAGTTGGTGCGTTTCTGATTGGCAGAAGCTGAGTTCCTACGAACTTGTTTTCACCTATCTTGTTAAGAGCCTCCGAAAGAATCGGATTGAAAGAAGCTGATGTTGATAAAGACATAGTAAATGTTATTTAGCTGTTAATACTTCGATGACTTCGTCCGCTCCAGATGCCGCAGAAAGAGCGACTCCGATTTTTTCGGTTCCAGATGCGTCTGTTAATTCGCCACCAGTTGTGTTGTAGACGATGTCGCCTATTGCGATTGCTTTAGAAGCAACACCAAAAGAAGTGCCTCCTCCGTGCATTAATGAAACAGTAGCAGACTCATTGGCCGCTACCGCTGTAGTTGTGAAACCTACGACTGGATCGTCTGCCGATGCGGACGCAGAAAGCGTTCCGTCTGAGGCGACTTTTACCAGAATGTAAGCTCCTAGTGCGCCCGAACCATTTGTGAAGGTGCGAGTCGAATTTTGAACAGTTGTTGCTGACATAATTTTATATTTGGGTTGATTAGAATAATTCTGGGCGTTCTTTGCCTAGGCGAAGAGTTGCCGAGAACTCTGAAATTTTATTTTCTTTAGCGAATTCAGAAATGATTTTCGCGCGATTTGCCTTAGATGGCTCATAGACTTCTTCACTAGCAGATGCTTCTACAAGCTCGGATCCTTCGATGAGTTTTTCTAGAGTTTCTACTTTAGAAGAAAGTTCAGAAGCTTTTTCTTTTACTTCTTCAGCGTCTTCTAAGCTTTTACTCATCTTCTCTTCGTTATCTTTTAGAGAAGCTTCCTGAGCGGCTAGCTCTTCTTCCTTCTCTTCTAGAGACTTTTTAAGCTTCTCAACTTCTTCTAGCTTTGCGGCTAATTCTTCCTTGAGTGCTTCAAGCTCGCCATCTTTTTCCTCGTTCTGTCCTTCGACTTCTTCGAGTTTAGCTTCTGCGTCAATCTTGTCCACAGACGCTTGTTTTGTTTGCTCTTGAAGAGTAATTTTTTCTTCTTCAAGAGATTCATTTAATTCAATTAATTCTGCTTTTGTCATCTTACGATTGGTTTTATTGTCAATTTGTGAAAATAATCCTCGCTCATTTGCGGCGGGACTATCAACGAAATCCGCGCTTGAGACTTGCTCGACACGAATAGAGGGATATTCAAATAACGCATCCTCTGGAGGATTATTTTCATCATAATAGCTATTTCTTTCGTCTTCTAAAGATACTCCCATAGGCACATCTCCTTCGGGCGTAGCCCATACACTATTAGCTGAAAAAACTATAGATAGACCAAAACGCTCTGGCATTTTTTCTGCCATCTCGAATAGTCTATTATACTGACGATAGTCGTCGTCTTTGAAAGATTCAAAGGCTTGAAAGTCTCCTATGATTCTTTCGCCTTCGATTCTAAAATTATTAAACATTCCTATCTCGCGAGTAAGTCTGTCTTCGAATAAAGCTCCTTTATGAGTTATGTACGCAGGAAGCTTAGTGTCCTCTAGCTTGTCTTCTATTGTTTCGAGAGATTTAGAATCTACAAAAAGCCCGTGACCTAATGCTGGTCCGACTGAAATTAATGCTACAGAAGACATTGTTCCGTCTTCTTTATTTACTTGAGTTTCGCTAATAGCGTCTACTCCGAATGCAAAGGTCTTCGACATACTATTCTTTTTCTTGTCAATTTGATCTAGTTTTCTTATAGCCCATTCAACTCCAGATGTTCCGCCCCATGCGTCCCACATTAATCCTCCGCAACCTTCAGAGTAAGGTACATCTTTGTGTTGCTGATGTCTTTTGAAAGAAGCCATTCGTGCGATTGTTTCTCTGCTAATCTTTTCTTTGCTTGCCAATTGATTAGCTCTAGCCCAACCGACTGGCGTTCCACAATCGTTGTCTGGATTTTCGTCTTTATATTTTAAAGCTTTTTTCGCGTTGTTTGATGCCGAGTCCGGATAGTCGTTATAAGTTTCTGCAAGAGCTTCTTCGCCTTCTTTCCATGCGGCACACCAATATTGAAGTCTAACAGGAGCTTCGAACTTTTCGCAGTAATGCTTATGATTTTCAGTCTCTTCTAAGAAATCGCAATTAAGACAAGCTTGTCCTTTCGTCGGACCGTCGCTTCTACTCTCTCTATACTTCTCTGGCAGTTGAGAAGGGATAGATTCTCCGTCGGGGTATTTTCTTCCGCTATCCGCTTTCTTCTTATCTTCTCCAGACATAGGGTGCGATTTTGGCAACAAGTCTGTATCGTGCTTACCGCTTCTATATCTCAAGTTTCTAAGCGCGAATAAAAAAGAATTAACTCTGCCTTGTGCCCATTGATCTGGGCTTTTGACAGTAGGTCTAACACTTCCAGGATTAGTTTTATAAGCACCTACGCCTCTGTTAAATACTATCTTTAATTTGCGTAGAGTCGTCTGCTTGCGCTTGTCAGCGCCTACTTTTTCTTTGTGTTTCTCTAGCTTATTTTGCAAAGACTTTTCTACAGTCTTGGAAACTTTATCGCTATTAGATTCTAGTTGCATCTTTAGTCGGAAATGATCTCTGAATAATTGCCGCTCATTGATGTTGGGAACGGATTGATTAATTCTTGCCAATCAATGTTTGCATCTTCTGCGATCTGTTGAGCCTTCTTTATATTCTGAGCTTTTCTGATCAAAACATCTTCTGCCGTATATCCAAACGGAGCAGTAATATCGTCGAGAGACATAGCGCCTGCTCTGAAGTACTCCATGTCGGCTTTAACTTGCGCGGCTCGATTTATCCATCTAAACGCTGGGCGTTGCCATCTTACTGTGAAAGGATTAGCAGAATCTGATGCATCGATTTTACCAGATGCTATTTCTTGCTGTAGCCAACGACGATATAGTCGAGACATTATGCGAATTAAATCCGTTTGGTAGCTTTCGACAGTTTGCTGATATTGCAACACAACGCCTTGAGAAGCCGAGAAAGAGCTTCCGCCTATCTCCATGAGCAAGAACTCTAGTGGTATTCCTACCGCGCTTCCTACCTTGCGTAGCATATAACTAACCCATTGTATTCCGTCTACATTAGGTCTGCCGTTTGCTCCTATTACGCTTATATCTTCACCTGGCTCTAAGTAATGAAAGCGACCAGGTTGAAACTCTTCTAGATTTCCTCCGTCGTCTTGATCGCTTGCGTCTAGTCTATTTTGCAATTCAAACTCATAAGAATTTTCGCGCTTTACCGCTACTGCTAATGATGCGCTAACCTTTGCCGCCATCATCTCTACTCGATCGTATTCGTCGCAGTCTTGCAATGTATTAATTACAGGTGCTAGTTCTGGGATTCCTCTATATTGATTAGGTCGCATTCTACGCATGAAGGGGATAAAATCCCTTGCTGGTATCAATGTGACATTCTTGAGACTTCCAGAAACTCTATTTCCCACATAGTAACCAATAGGCTTCCCTACAGAATTTCTTTCTACTCCGTTCTGAAGAGAAGACTCTTCGCTTGTTGTATTTTCACCGCTAGGGTTCCCTATGCGGGAGCCGTCTATGAACTGTACTTGATTCTTGCCTACAATTAGACCGCAGTCTCCGTAGAATAAAAGAGAGTCGATCATTTGCTGTTGAAGCTCTCGCATGTCCATCATGCCTGTAGCTTCAGGAGACTCCGCAAATTTGTGCCAGCAATCTAATATTTTTGCATCTACTTCGTCGCTTCCAGTATTAGGTTGAGGCATCACGCCTCTGCCTACAATATCGGCTTTCCTAAGCCTAGATAGAGATGCGACTACAGGATTGTTTCGTCTAAACTCTAGACAAGTCGAGATGAGTCTGTCTCGATCGTATCCAGAAAGCTCTAGCTCTTCGGATCTAATTGGTGTATTGCCTCGACGAGCGCGATAACGAGTATTGCGAACCGCGTCGTAGCCCTGAAAAGCTTTTACGAATTGCTTAAATGCGAAGCCTACTCTACTTGGTTTTTTATTTTTAGCCATCAAATTTTGACAATGTTATTCTGTTTCTACCTCGACCGCCTAAAGTTCTATCCTTTAGCGCGATAATTTTATCTAGCTTTTCGACTTGAGATATCAAGCTACCCACGTCCGCTAGAGAGAAAGTCTGATCGCCAATGCTGTAAGACGTTATCCCGTCTTCTGCTAATTTATTAATAGCTGTGAGAAGCTTGTCTCTTATAGCGACAAGCTGTGCTGTAGTAGTAGTAGATGCCATCAATAATTGACAGCTGTCAACTTTACACGAAAAAGCCCGCTCAGACACGACTCCAAGCGGGCTTACCCTGTTACACTATCACCTTACATTATGACTTTCATCGTCATATAAATTTAGCACCAATCAATAACGGGCTTTGATGTCGGATTATTCTCTAGAGCTTGATAATAATTCTTGATCGCAGTCGAAAGATTCTTCCACTTTATCGCCTGACGATTGTAAGTATATTCTGGAGCATACAATGACTCTCTGCATCTAGCGTAGAATCCTCCCATGTGCTTGCGCATGTATTTTTCTCCGCGACGATTGTAGTCTTCGTATTCAAATTTCTCAGAAGAAATGTAGAACTCTATGTCTTTTACTTTGTCTCTAGCGTCGAACTCGATTGCCCAAGTTTCGATTTCAGATGTTATCTTGCGAATGTTTTCTTTGAGTGTCATCTCGCGTCTTGGCAAGTCTACTGCAAATGATTCGTTGTTGATTGTATTATTCATGTCGTGTTTTAGTTGAATGTTTATTTGATGCTTTGAACAAGCTCGTTGACTCTATCTTGATTTTCCATCTCTGTGCGTTTCTTGATGACTTTATTTGAACGAGCGATCATATTTCCTATGTCGCATTTGAGATCGGTAAGCTCGTTCATCACATGAACATCTAAGGCTCCCATTTCTTTATCGAAGAACATTTCTTCAGATACATCATCTAGCTTATCTTTGATTGCTACGAGAAGAATACGAGCGTGAGCGATTTCGTTGATTAGTGTTTTAGTTTGAGTTTGCATGTCGTGTTTTGTTTTAAGTTTTTTTTAGAATTGCTATGCGATATTAGCCATGAGTTTTACGATTGCCTTGTGAGGGCATTCTGACTGAAAAGACATTGTGTGATTGTAGAAATCATCATCTAGCACAGTCCACTTTTTTTCTTTCAAGAATTTAAAAGCCGTGTGAGAAACGCCCCCGTCATTAGTGTAAGTCATCGACTCTGTGTCATAATCGCCTCCGTCATTATGAGAATTAAATTCGTGAGTGATAGTCATGTCTAGATCATACTCTTTGCAGACAAGACGAGTGTCGTTAGCTTTGAAGTATACGCTTTCGCCAGACCAGTTTGATTTAAGTGTGCGGTAGTTTTTCATATCGTGTTTTGATTTAGTGTTTTTTAGTTTCGCTCTCTTGAGCTTGTATATAATAAAATAGTCATATAGCCGTTAGGTCAAGTGTTTTTCTCTTCTTATTCTCTATTTATGAAAATAATTTATGACGTTGATTATAAGACACTTACTAGCCCCAAAAGCTTGTGCTGCTTCTATTTCTCGAAGACCTGTCTCTTTTTTTCTCAATTTTTTGGTCAACCATAGTCGGCATGTCTTGTCTGTCTACGCGAGCTATTCCAATAAATTTAGATAGAGCGCGAGCTAGTATTTCACAATCCCACAAGTGATCGCCTTTACTTCGCTTTAACTTCTTTACTGTCTTTATGTGACCGCTACGATCCGTTTCCTTAGTCCAGTACGTTGAGAATAATTGATCATAGTAAACTTGAGGTGTATCCGTAAAAGTAAAAAAGCCCGATATCTGTCTCGCTCGAAGTCGCGCGAGTTCCTCTTCATATATAGTTTTGTTTACATGCAAATATCTTATCTTAGATCTACCACCGCGACCTTTTGCATCACCAGTAAAGGGATCTTTCATCTGCAATCTATAAGGCTGATCGCCTTGCAAATTTTTCCAACCTCTTGAGCCGAACCACTTTGACCTTCTTCTAAAAACTTCTTCGTATATTTCGCCAGTTCTGTCTCCAGCGCAGTCAATAATAGCAGAATGACATTTGTGTAAATCGTAAGTTATATCTAGCTCCCCAAAAGATGCGACTTGACCGCAGTCAATCAAGTAGCTCGACCCGTCTCTATCGAAGCCGCGAACGACAAACCAAAAAGAGTCTGTCTGAGTATCAACTCCCATTACTCTAAAATCTCCTCTTAAATCTCCTTGCTGATAATCCAACTCCAATTCATTTGAATCCGCTTGCTCTTGATTTGCCCAGTCGTCTTTCCAGGGCTCGGCAAGATTGCCCTGAACGAACTTTCGCAGACCGTGCATAGAAGAGCTTACTTGGAGCCAGCTTATCATAAGAGAGGCGAATGTAATCGCAGGAGCATACATAGAGTTCAAGTGATAACTTCTATGACTAGACGGAGCGTTGGCGTTTTGAGCCCTCCATTCTCCGTTCTTTAGCATCGTAGGCTTGTGAGCGTCTAATATCTTACCTTCGCACTTTTGACATCTGTAATAGCAAGAAGATGCAACAAGCTCGAAGTCATAGCCTTCTTCTAGCTTTGATTCTTCGTCGAACCCTACGGAGTATCTAGAAGTGCCGTCTTTGTCTTTTTGTCGCCAAGAAAAATCTATAAACTTTCCACAATGCGGGCAAGGCATAAAATATTTTCTTTGGTCTCCATATAGAAACTCTTCCCAGATTCCGCCCGTTTCTTCTTTCGGTGTGCTTGTCTGAATGATCTTATATTCTCGCCTGCCTTTGATTCGCTCTAGAGCCGCGAGTCTGATGTCTGGATCAATCTCGTCTATCTCGTCCAAAACAAGATAAGCAACGGGCGCAGACTTTACATTATTCTCGGATCCGGCGCCCGCGAAAGTAAGCGTGCAAGATAAAAACTCTTGGCGCATATTCGTGATCTTGTCGGAGTCAATTCTGCCAGATGCCGCACTAATCGGACATTGATCCTTCAATGGCTTGCAGTCATCTATAAAAGGCAACCATCTACCTTTAGAAAAGTTTCTAGCGTTCTCTGCGCTTGGCATTATCCATAGCGTGTCTTTAGGAAACTCGCTAAGAAGATAGCCGATGCCCGCATACATTGTCGTCGTCTTGCTTGATTGCGAACCCCAGCATAGAGTAATCTTATTTACTGTAGGATCTATTAAAGAGTTCAATGGCTCTTGAGCATAAGGGAATACCTTTAGAGAGCCAGGTAGCTCTGATACATTGTCTCTAAGTACGCAGTTTTTAAAAGCCCAATCTACTGGAGGCTCTAGCTTTCTAGGAGCAAATAGATTGCCTATCTCTCTATCTAGCAATGAAGCCATTTCGAGTCGCGAATTTTTTAGTGTATGTTTCTAAATCTTTTTCTGCCGCAGTCTCGAAGGCTTTTACTTGACCATTAAAAGCTCTACGAAAAGAGAATATGCCTCCCGACCTAGGATTAAGAGCAGAGCGAGATTTGCTTTTAATCAATATAGCGGCTTTATCTTTGTCTGCGTAGAGTCTTCCAGACAATGCGCTTTTGTGACCTACGCGTAACTTAACTTTCATTGCCGCGCCTAAGCCTCTTTGGTTTCTTATAGGAATAGAAAGCAGTTTCATAATATGAAGAAAGCTTTTTTGTGATGAAGCTATTCTCGTCTTCTTGTCTTTAATTATTTTTGCTTGTAGCTTTCTTAGCTCCGCAAGAGCTTTGTTGGCGGCCGCTCTAAATTTTGGCGACAGTTGGCGACTTGAGGGGTTTTTGGCGCTTACCGGATTAAGTTTGTAGTCTCGTCTAATCTGGACCCACTTGCCTGGAGCCATGCCAGATAGTCTAAAGATTAAAGATCCGTCTCTTGCTTTTCTTATTTTGTGCCCTTGAGAAGATACAAATTTAGATGCTAAAGATTTCTTAACCGACTCGGTTATAATTTTTGATTTTGATTTGTATGTCTTGCGGGCCGCATTCTCAAGAATAGCTCCGGTAGTTCCTTTTAAAACATCTGTATAAGAAGCTCCCGTCTTCTTCTGTAGGGTCTTTATCATACGATCGAAGCCCTTTGAGTTTAGTGACATCTTATTCATTTAATTATATATATATTCTCGGTAGGTGGATTAATGGTAAACACGACTAAACCAACTCACGTCTTAATAGTGAGACTACCTACCGAGAAAAAAGTTTTTCTATTTCACTAAACACTCTTTCGTCAAGACCGTTTCTGATTGCAAGCTCCGCTATGTTTGGATCAGCTGGGTTTGCTTGAGAAGCTACTTGCCTAGGTAGCGCGTCTATAAGCCTTCTGAGCGGAGTCAAAAGCTTTATCATAGCTTCTGTGGCGTCCGACTCTGGAATCAAGTTCTCCTTTTTTTGATATAATTCTAGCTCTCTTATTTGCGCCATTGCTGTCTCTCGCCTTTCTTGAGCCGCTATTAATTTGGCTTTTAAATCCGCAATGTCAGCGGCCGTGTATTCTTTGCCCGCAACGGCTATTCTGCCCGAGCCCTTTTCTTGCGAGTTGGCTCTAGTTGCCGCCCAAAGTTTCCAAGCTTCCGAGTCTTTTGTGGTCGGGCAATTTTCATTGTCCTTTCGCCACTTGGAAAGCGTTTGAGGAGTCACGCCTATGTGCTCCGCGATCTGCTTCCAAGTCTTTATTTTCATTTATTAAAATTATTCTACTGGCTTTTAAATTAAAATCTCTCAAAAACGCAAAGGTTC